ACTACACGACGCTCTTCCGATCTTCTTTCCGCGAGTCGGCGCGATTCTGGGGAATTTTTCCCCACACGCATTTTTGAGCGAATAACGCAGGTTTTGGGCAGATGAAGGGTCGTAAACGCAAGCCGAACGCCATCCGCAAGCTCCAGGGCAACCCGGGGCGGCGGGACGTACCGAACGAACCGAAGATGCGCAAGGGGATCCCGGCGTGCCCGCGGCACCTGACGGGGGAGGCGCGGGTGGAGTGGGAGCGGATCGTGCCCGAGCTGGCGGTGGCGGACCTGCTGAAGCACTGCGACCGGGCAGCGCTGGCGGCGTACTGCGCGTGCTACGGGCGGTGGTGCCAGGCGGAGGAGCTGATCGAGACCCACGGGATGACGTACGACGCGAACGGGCTGTTGAAGGTCAACCCGGCGGTGCGGATCGCGCAGGACGCGATGGCGTTGATGAAGTCGTACCTCGTGGAGTTCGGGCTGACCCCGGCGAGCCGGAGCAAGGTGTCGGCTGAGCCGCAGGAGGAGGCCGACCCGATGGACGAGTTCCTGGGTGGCGGGGCGCCGGCGACGGGGTTCGGGGTGCAGAAGACGGGGGAGGCATAGGAGACGGGCATGGCAGCGGTATTGGTGCAAAGCAAACGGGCGAGGGCGGCGCAGGTGCGGAAGCGGGCGAGGGAGTGCGCCAAGGCGATTGAGCAAATGCTGCTCGAATGCGGCGACTTCAAGTGCGAGTTCTCCCGCCCGCCCGTTGAGGAGGTCGGCGTTCGCCCGTGGGTGACCTACGCGCCCGGCCCGGTGGTCTACGTCAGCCTGAAGGTGTTCCCCAAGCCCGGCAAGTGATCGCCACCGCCCCCGCACAACCCAAAGTCTTCGCCGACCCCGGCGCCGTCGTCCAGGGGTACATCGACGGCGTGCTGGACGGATCGATCCCCGCGGCGCGGCTGGTTGTCGCGGCGGTTCGGCGGCATGTGCACGACCTGGCGCACGGGGCCGAGCGGGGGCTGCGGTTCGACCCCGAGGCGGCCTGCCACCGGATCCGGTTCAACCAGTTCCTGCACCACTGGAAGGGGGAGTGGGCGGGGCAGGTGATCGTGCCCGAGCCGTGGCAGGCGTTCCGCATGTGGGTGCTGTTCGGCTGGAAGCGGGCCGACGGGACGCGGCGGTTCCGGCAGGGGTACACCGAGGTGCCGCGGAAGAACGGCAAGACCACGGACATCTCGGGCGACGGGATCTACCTGCTGATGGCGGACGGGGAGCCGGGCGCGGAGGTCTACAGCTTCGCGACCAAGCGCGATCAGGCCCGCATCGTGATGAACGACGCGGCGGCCTTCATCAAGGCGTCGCCGTCGCTCAAGAGCCGCCTGAGCGTGTCGGGCGGGAAGTACGTCAACAACATCGCCCACCTCAAGACGGCCAGTAAATGGGAGCCGCTGGGGTCGGACAGCAAGACGCAGGACGGGTTCAACGTCCACGGGGGCATCGGGGACGAGCTCCACGAGCACCGCGACGGCGGGATGTGGGGCGTGATCGAGACCGGCACCGGCGCCCGCCGCCAGCCCCTCGTGCTGGGCATCACGACGGCGGGGAGCGACCCCGACTCGTTCTGCGGGCAGATGCACGAGTACGCCGAGAAGATCCTGACCGAGTTCGACAACCCGGACGGGACGCACAACGACGCCTTCTTCGCGTTCATTTCCGCGGCGGAGAAAACCGACGACTGGACCGACCCCGCGGTGTGGCGCAAGGCCAACCCGAACTTCGGCGTGTCGGTCAAGCCGGACGACCTGGCGGACAAGTGCCTCAAGGCCAAGAGCATCCCGTCGGCGCGGAACGAGTTCCTGCGGAAGCACCTGAACATCTGGACGGACCAAGTCGAGGCGTGGATCCCGGTCGAGGCGTGGGACGCCTGCAAGGACGACGACTTCGACCCCGAGCGGCTGCGGGGGCGGGAGTGCTTCGGCGGGCTCGACATGTCGGCCAAGATCGACCTGACCGCGTTCGTGCTGGTGTTCCCGCCGACCGAGGACGACCCCAAATACCGCGTGCTGCCGTTCTTCTGGATCCCGGAGGACACGGCGCGCGAGCGGGAGCGGCTGGACCGCATCCCGTACGCCGAGTGGACGGCCCGGGGGCTGGTCGTGCAGACGCCGGGCAACACGGTCGACTACGACTTCGTCAAGGCCCGCGTCGTCGAGCTCGCGGCCGAGTACGGGCTGCGGGAGGTCGCCTTCGACCCGTGGAACTGCCTGCACGCGGCGCAGCACCTCCAGGACGACCACGGGCTGCGGATGGTCGAGTTCCGCCAGGGCATGGTGAGCATGAACGAGCCGAGCAAGGAGTTCGAGCGGCTGGTCGTCGGCGGCGAGCTCGCCCACGACGGCAACGCGGCCATGCGGTGGATGATGGGGAACGTGGCGGTGAAGCGGGACGAGGCGGGGAACATCAAGCCGGTCAAGCCGGAGAGCCAGCGGAAGAAAATCGACGGGCCGGTGGCCGCGATCATGGCGCTGGGCAGGGCCATCCTCGTCGCCCCCGAACCCGAGTTTGACATCAAGTTCATCTGATGACCACCCTCCCCGACATCGCCGACAGCAAGGGCCTGAGCGCCGCACCGTACCTCGCCGGGTCCATCTTCATGGAGGGCGCGGGGAGCAAGGGCGCCAAGCCGCGGCCGTTCAACTACCACCTGGCGGTCCGGAACTTCCACCACTGGGGGTACGCGGCATGCACCCTGAACGCGAACGCGGTGGCGGGCGTGCCCCTGCGGATGTACACGCGGCGGGGCGGGCGCACGGGGCGGATGCGCAAGCAGTACGACACGCGGCCGGTCGGCCGCGCCACCTGCCGCTACCTGTCGGGCCGCAGTGCGGTCAAACCGTCCCCGGCAGTCGCCGCCAAGGTCGTGGCGTGGGGGGACGACATCGAGGAGGTCGTGGCGCCGCACCCGCTCATGCAGGTGCTCAACGGCCCGAACGGCGACGACAACGGGTACGAGATGACCGTGGACCGGATCATCGACTACCAGAACGCCGGCAACTCCTACTGGTACGTCGTCGAGAACGGCCTGGACGTGCCCGCGCAACTCTTCCGCCTGCCGCCGCAGTGGACGCAGGTCAAGCCCAACGAGAAGCGGACGGGCGACCGGCGGGTGGCGGGGTACGTGTTCGGCAAGAACACCGCCAACGAGGTGGAGTTCACCGTGGACGAGGTGGACCACTTCCGCATGCCCAACCCCAAGGAGGGCGGGCTGTTCTACGGGATGGGGTGGGTCGAGGCCGCGTGGCAATCGCTCGGACTGCACAACGCGAAGCGGACCGAAGACCTGGCGATGAAGGACAACTTTTCCCGCCCCGACTGGCTTCTGAGCATCAAGAATGGGGCGGACACGAAGGCGATCACCCGTCTCCAGACGGCCCTGGAGGAGCGATTCCGCGGCCCGGCGAACGCGGGCAAGCCGATGCTGGCCACCGGCGAGATCACGGCGACGGCGCTCCAGTGGGAGCAGACCGAGCTGGGCACGCCGACGCGGCTGATCGAGGAGATCGCGGCCATCTCGGGCGTGCCGGTGTCGATGCTGATGACCAACGACCAGAACCGTGCCGGCGGCGAGGGGGCGCGGCTCCAGTGGTACCGAACCACCGTGCGGTCCTACTGCCTGCGGGACGAGCAGAAGCTGAACCAGCGGTACGTGACGCGGTGGGAGGGGCACGAGGACTTCATCGTCGCCTACGACCACACGAGCTTCGAGGACCGCGAGGCGGTCACGAAGGAAGTGGTGGCGCTGACCTCGGGCGGCGTCATCAGCCCGAACGAGGCACGGCAGGAACTGGGGTATCACGACGCCGAGGGGGCCGACCTGCTCTACCCGCCGGCCGGCAACACCGGCGGGAGCGCGTCGGTCATGGGCAATTTGTCGCCGCAGCAGAACGACGAGCGGCGGGATCGGAAGGGGCAGAAGGCCGTGGCCCGGATGCCGAAGCCGAACACGGACGCGCAGGCCCTGGCGTTCAAGCAGCAGGCGTTCCTCGGGTTCCAGAAGGACGGGACGGTCGGGGACATCCTGGCCAACCTGACCGACCTGGGCGACCTCGTCGAGGATGTGGGGCTGTCGCGGAACGAGGACTACGAGGAGCCATACGTGCCGGTCGTGTCGGCCATCGGGCCGGTCGTGGATGGCACCGTGCTGCGGGACGACGAGCAGGACATCGTCGGCGGCGGGCCGGGCATTCCGCCTGTCGAGACGGTGCAGGTGAACAAGGACGGCGGCGGGGGCGACACGGCGAACGGGCCGGACTTAGCGCAGGACTAATCGAGCATGGAAACCAAGCACAAAGCCTTTTCCACGGACGTGAAGATCACCAGCGAGGACGAGCGGACGGTGCGCGCCGTTATTTCGAGCAGTGCCGTCGACCGGGAGGGGGACGTGCTGATCCCGCAGGGCATGAACAGCAAGGACTTCGAGGCCAACCCCGTCGTCATGCTCATGCACTCGTACTACGATCTGCCCGTGGGCAAGGTGGTGGCGCTGAAGCGCAACGAGGAGACGGTCGAGGCCAAGATCCAGTTCGCGGCGAGGCCCGAGGACCACCCCGAGGGCGAGGAGTGGGTGCCGTCCACCCTGTTCTCCCTGTTCAAGCAGGGGGTGCTCAATGCCTTCAGCGTCGGGTTCATCCCCACCGACGCCCGCGCCGCCACGTCGCGTGACGTGACGAAGTACGGCGAGGACTGCCAGCAGGTAATTAACCGCTGGAAGCTCCTGGAGCTCTCGGTGGTGGGCCTGCCCTGCAATCAGGAGGCCGTCGCCACCGCCGTCAGCAAGGGGTTCAAGCGGGAGCACATCGAGAAGTTGTTCG